TACTGGCAACGATGACACGCGCAATCGTGCTTTGGCTGCTGCTGCAGAAAGGCTTGATCGCGAAAGATTTTTAGGTGCTCGCGCAACAGATACGCAAGCAAGGCAATGGCCGCGTACTGGTGTAAGAAAGCCTGACACGTACGTCAATACTTACGCCACTGGTTTTCCGTTTCGGATTTCTGAGGATTATTTCACTGATACGGAAATCCCTGACCAAGTCAAACGTGCTCAGATTGAGTTAGCCGTTTATTTGAAAAACAACGTTGACGGCATAAGCCTTGGTGGCTTGGAAGATTTCAAGAGCGTCAAGATCGGCAACATAGAGGTAACGCCTGACAAGTCTGGAGCGATTGGAGCTGATCGCGTGCCGCCAATGTTTGAAAGGTACTTGACAGGTCTTAGAATCAGTGGACCAGGCAACATCGCAATCAAACGGAGCTGATCATGGGTTACGGATCTGGGTTTGAGCCGACAAAGGCAACGATCATTACCAACACAGCGACTCACACTGCCAAGTTTGTGAAGCTGATGGCGCTTGAGGATTCTGTGATTCATACGCTGACAGCAGAAGGAATTGACGAAAACCTTGCTGGAGGCGATGCCACTGCAATCAACTTCAATACGTCCTCTTGTATTGAGGGTCTTGTGATCACATCGGTCAGGCTGACTTCTGGCACTGTCATTGGATATATCGCCTGATGGGAATAGCACAAGCTTTACAAGGCGCTGTCAGCAAGGCGATCAAGCCGCTTGGTGGTGACGTGACAATACGTTTTGTGACGGCTGGTGCTTACGATCCTGCGACAGGAACTGTTTCTCAAACTTTTTCTGATGAAGAAGTCAAAGGAGTTTTGACAGATGTTGTCGCAAGAAAAGAAAACGAACTAAATCAAACCAAAGACAAAAAACTTACGGTTGCTGCTGCTGATTTAACGGCAGCACCGGAGACAAAAGATTTGGCTGTCGTCGATAGCGTGGTTTATCAAATTATTGCAGTTGAGACCTATCCACAAGGAACCACTGCGATCAGCTACGAATTAACCCTGAGGGCATAGCGATGGCGCGTCAAATTAAAATTGACCAGATCGCTGGCTTGATGAAAGAAGAGATTCAGCATGTTGTTGAGGCAACAGCATTAAGCTGGACCAAGCAAGTAAAAGAAGAAACTCCAGTTGATGAGGGAACGCTAAGGAATGCTTGGCAAACAAATATTGGACAACTAAAAGCTGAAATTACAAATAATGAGGAATACGCCGAGCCTGTAATTTACGGCAATAATTTGCCTCCAAGCTGGGGAGGGCAATACCGAACACGACAAGGCACGCAGCCTGGATTCCCAGAGCGAATTGCCAAAGAAATTGCTACAAGGGAAGTGCCTAAATTCATTTCAGCTTTCAGGAGGCGCAACTAATGGCAGCTGCTGACCTCAATACCATTCGCGCTGTGCTGGAAAGCAGGCTTGCAACTGAGCTTGCAAGCGCTCCTGTAGTGCCAGTTGTTTTTCACAACATGGCGTTTGATCCAACGCCCAATTCTTCTTGGGTGCAGTGTTTGACGTCATTTGGCGCGAGTGAGTATTTAGGGCAGGGTCTGACCGCTAACTCTCAGAATCGTGTTATTGGTTTGATCACCATCAACATTTTCAGCGCTCTTGGTGTTGGAGTCGGTGGCAACTACGTTATCGCCAAGAGGATTCGCGACCTATACAATAGGGTCATTGTGTCGGGGGTTTACTTCGACGCTCCAATTGGTCCAGAGGTTTTAGCTAAGGCTTCTCCCGAGGGCTTTCTGCAAACTCAGGTCCGTGTGACCTTTGAATTCATCGAGGAACTCTGACCATGGCCACTATTCGCGGAGAGCAAGGCGCTGTCCAGTTTGAAACTGGCGGCGGTAGCCTTGCAACAGTTGTTGGCACACGCAGCTGGAGCCTGACGATCACTAAGGAAACGTATGAAACCACGGATCATGGTGATACGTTCAAAAGTTTTGTTGGTGGCTTAGTTTCTGGCGAAGGTACTGTCGAGCTTGTTTACGATCCTGATGCCACTGGTCAAGCTGGATTGATTGAAGACGTTGTAAAGGTAAATGATGCAACGGACGCAAGCTTTGAGCTGTTTACAACAGGCAGCACTTCAGGCACTGACAGCGTTGCGTTTGCCGGAATTATTACTGACACAGAAATCACTTCCACTGTCGGCGAGTTGGTGATTGTCTCGTGCAACTTTGTGACCTCTGGCACTATCACTTCCAACCTGGAGTGATGGGGCTATAGTTTAAGCAACCACTTTATTGATTGAATGGTTGCTTCTAGTCGCACTGTTGATCTGCTGGTTGAGGCATTTGACCTTAACCAGCGCCGGAAGTTTGCACTAAAAAACGAACAAGGTGAAATCCTTGTTGATTTGTACTTCAAGCCGATCACACGCGCAGACCGCAAAAAGGCGCAAAGTTTGGCAGGCAATGAAGAAGCTTTGGATGTGAGTACACAAATGCTGTGCCAGATCGCAGAACTTGAGGACGGAACAAAAGCCTTTGCGCCTGCAGATGCAGTCAAGCTGCAACGGCAGCTGCCTGAATCAGTCTTGAATGAAATTGAGCTGTTTTTGTTTGGTGTTGGAGAAGCTGCTGACGTTGAAGAAGCAAAAAACGACTAAAGCAGGACAGCTGGCTCTATTTTGAGTTTTTTCTGGCCTGCGAATTAGGAATGACGGTCAGCAAGCTTCGCACTGAATTGACAGACGCGGAGCTTGTTTATTTCGCTGCTTACTTCCAAGTAAAAGGCGAAAGGGAAGAGAAGGCAATGGATCGCGCAAAAATGCGGCGGAGGTAGACTTGTGGCATTACTGAGCAGCCATGGCAACTTCAAATGTTACCTTGATTGTCAACGCTGCTCAGGCGGTCAATCCTCTTAGGCAGGTAACAGCTGAGACAAAGAAACTTGAGGGAGCAACGCGTGACGTAAACGGACGTTTGCGTGATGCAAAAGGTCGTTTTGTAGGGACTGGTCAATCTGCAACTAAAGCTTCAAGGGGCGTAAACAAACTAAAAGGCGCAGTTTCAGGATTACTTGGCGGATTGGCGGCGATACAAACGGCTAAATTTGTTTTGTTTAAAACTGCAGAGCTTGAACGGCAAACTAAAAGCCTTGAAGTCTTGACTGGCTCCCTTGGCAATGCTCGAAATATAGTTGCCGAGTTGCAAAAATTTGGCGCTGTAACGCCTTTCACAAGTTCAGAACTTATTGAAACAGCAAAACGTTTAAAAGCTTTTGGATTTGAAACAGAGCAAGTCGTTGATGTTACTAAACGGTTGGCTGACATATCGGGCGCGACTGGTGCTGATCTTTCTGGAATTGCTACAGCTTTCGGCCAAATTCAAGCAAAAGGAAGATTGCAAGGCGAGGAGCTTCTGCAACTGCAAGAGCGTGGTGTCGATTTAGCAGGAGTCTTAAGGGAAGAATATGAACTGACTGCCGAAGAATTTCAAACCGCTCTTCGCAAAGGGCAGATTGGCGCTGAGTCCGTAAACTTTGCCATGCAAGTTTTAACCGAAACTGGAGGTAAATATGCAAACGGCGCCATAGCCCAGTCAGACACGTTGGCAGGTAAATTTTCAACAATTCAGGATGGTATAGGCCGCTTAGCTGTAAACGTAGGCGACACACTTGCTCCGGCAATTAAGTTTGTTCTTGATCTTGCTATTCAAGCAGTAAACGAACTTACGACATTGATGAGCAAAGGCGCAGAGGCAAGAAATTTTGGATTGAACCAGCAACAGTTGGATGACATTGACAAAAGAGCAAGAGCGACTGCAGAGCAGATTGGCAAGTTGCGAGGACATAAATTTTTAGATCCAAGGACCGCATTGCTTCAAGCTCAAATTGCTCGGGATATGTTACGCCAAGTCGGTTTTGAGACTGGACAGATTCAGTTACCAGCCGAAAAATCAAAGGCTGAACTTGTAAAACCACCACTAGGCGTTCAACCACCTCTAGGCACAACACCCACGTCTCTGGCTGCAGCAAAGCCTGACATGTCTCAGAAACTTTTTGATCTAAACAATAGGCTGTTAGGTCAAGAAGGCGAGATTACAGACTTACAAAAACTGTCACTAGAGTTTCAAATAGCCAAGCAAAAAATTCTTGAAAATAACCACAAACCTAGAGAAGAAGCCATTGAACTTTTACGAGCAGAAGCAGGCTTTGAAGAGCAGCTTTTAGATTTTAGGCAAAAAGGAATTGATCTCGAAGAAAAACAGAGACAAAAAGCAGAAAAAGAAAGGCAAAAAATGGAAGCTGCTGAGAAAAAACGCAGGGAATCTGATCCAGGCTTCCAAATGCAGAAACAGCTTGATGAGCTGCTCAAGCTTGAAAATCAAGTAGCTGCGGGTGCCACTGCCATCGGTAGCGCTTTCAGTAACGCTTTTGTTTCTGTTGTAACTGGCAGCAAGAGCGCGAAAGAAGCATTAGCCGACATGATGTCTGCCGTTGCTGAGCATTTTATGGACATGGCGGCACAGATTATTGCCAAGCAATTAGCAATGATCTTGTACGGCACGATCATGAAAGCGATCGGCGTCACAGTACCTGGCGGAGGGGGAGGTGCTGACCCTGGGTCAGGTTTAAACCTTGCTGGTGTCGCTGAGTACATGGCAGAAGGCGGATATGTTTCAAGCCCAACTAATGCTCTAATCGGCGAAGGTGGCGAGCCTGAATATGTCATCCCTGAATCTAAAATGCGTACTGCAATGTCGCGTTAC